CTGAAAATACTATCTTATCCATACTACCCCCTTATTGGCAGGTTAATTTGCCCTCCGTAACCAATAGATCGAGTATTATCGTCTACTTTGTATTTATCAGTCTGTGAATGCAGGTGGTTCTTTGCCGTAAATCTCTTCTTTTTCTTCCTCAGTCAGTTTCTTAGGCTTATTACCTACAACTTCTTGAAGTAACAATTTTTCTTCTTCTAACTTTTTTTGTTCTGGAGTAAATAGCATGTTGTCTCCTAAATTTTAATACCAGAGAAATCTCTGGTCTTTTTAAATACACTTGTCATATCATATGATTCAAGTTTACTTTCATCAAGTTTAATACCAGAGTCAGATAAATTCTTTTGTGCTGACTGTTCAAGATCATATAGTTTCATCTTTGCCCTATCAACACCGATAACGAATCTCTTATATAATGTTGGATCATTGTATCTGTTCTTTAGTTGTTTCACCATAAGTTGATTCAATTGATCCATCTCCTCAGAAGCAATCAAAGCAAACATAAAGTCTACTGTCGCCGGCAAACCAAATGATTCTGAAGTATCAGTCAACTCAACATCTGTATTCCCATATCCTCCTCTTGTAGTTTGTGTAGCACTTAGAATAGGAAGATCCATTTCAACTGCCAAGCCTCTAAGTTCCTCGGCGATTGCTTTAATATATGTATAAGAGTTAACATTTGATCCAGCTTTGAATCGAGAGCTTGCGCAAATATTTAAATAGTCAATAATGATTGCATCTGGTCTAAAATTTCTCTTTAGCTGCAGTTCATTAAGTAAAGATTTAAAATGTCCTACATGGGCACTGGCAGTAGGATATTCTTTAATAATTAACTTGCCCTGGGTCTTACTCTTGATCTTCTCGATTCTATTATTGAATAAAGGTTTAGTTAATTCTTTGAGTTGATCTAAGGTAACATTCATAAGATTTGCATCAATTCTTTCCGCAATTCTCTCTTCCGCCATCTCTAAAGTAATATACAATACATTTTTACCTTGACTTAAAATAGCACTTGCCACATGACACATGAACAAAGACTTACCAACACCTGTACCAGCAAGAACTACGTTTAGTGTTTTGTTCGGGAGTCCACCGTTAGTAATTTTATTAAAGTATTCCAAGTCGAAGGGTATACGAGATTCAACACGATGGTAATAATCGAAGCGATCATCAGCATTATCAATATAATCATGTCCAACATTGTTGTCAAAGCAAACTCCTAAAGCTTCTTGTAATATAGAAGGGATACCATCTTGAGTATGGTCTTTATCTTTTCCATCTATAATACTAATGGATTTTAGAATAGCATTATATACAGCTTTGTCTTTACAAAATTTTTCAGTCTCAGTTAGTAACCATTGAGCATTAGTTTTTTCAGATGCGAAACTATCAATAGTATCTAAGATGTTTTTATATTCTTCCTCACCTACTCTTTTATCATTCTGTACAGAGATAACAAGCGCCTCTTTACTGGGAGGCGCATTATACTTAGTGATGAACTCACTGATATGATTAAAGATTGTTTTAAAAGTATTATCTAAAAAATATTCTCCTTTAAGGAAGGGGATAACCTTCCGCATATATTCATCGTCACTAAGCAGATTCTGGAGAATTATTTGATCCACGTTCATTTTCGTAATTTTCGATAGCCCTGTTCAAAATGTCATTAATAATTTCACTCATTGTATCAGTAAATTCTTGTGAGGACAATTCCTCATCAGACATACCTTCTGGCTTTTGAATAAAATTGAAATCTAAAGATGCCTCCCCTGAAGTCTCATCGCTTAGTTTAAATTCATTAATACTAACAATGGTTCCGACAAATTTACCGTCTTTAATTTTTACTCCCCACAACTCACCCTTATCATTATCAATCGCCCAAGGTTCATACGCTATCGGCATTTTCAAACTCCTCACTAATATCATCGTCAGACATTGCCGACTGCATTAAATTACCACCGGCTAATTTGTATTTTGTTTCAATATAATCTTGGAATGTTTTATCTTTTAAAATAGGCATCCAGAACTCTTTAGTATCAGTATCTGCTAGTCGATGCTTCTTCTCCTCTCCTTTACGAGAATACCACCCATTAGTTGGTTTAAATACATGCCCTGATTCAAGGGCAATGTCAATTAGACCAGACCATTTACTCATACCACCTTGGAAGTTTACAGTGATAGGAATCTTAGATTTTTCTTTTACATAACGAGACTTCTCAACATTAATAATAAAATTATAACCAATGATATCTGATCCATCTTTTTCTTGTTGCCTGCCGAGAATCCAAATATTATCTGCAGAATATACTACTCCAGTACCACCAGAAACAATTTGCTTCGGAAACAATCCGATTTCCTGATAAGTATGATTTACAACAATCATTGGAATATCTTTGATCGTTAGATGAGGTGTTATCATTCTAAACAAAGACTTCATTTGTTTAGCTCTTGTCATGTCAGCAACAGACTTACCCTCAAGTGCATCATCAACTTCTTTCTTCGATGCCAGATTACCTACTGAGTCAACAATAATAATTACATGTTCGTTACGATCAAGATTATTAAGTTGATTCATTACATCATGTTTCAGTTGCTCTATATCCGTAATGGGAGTGTGAAAAACTTTGTCAGTTTGGATTCCGAAAGAATCAAAATAAGACTGAGGACTACCAAACTCAGAGTCGTAAAATAAAACAACAGCGTCTTCATATTTTTCCATATATGATTTGGCAAAAAGCAGAGCGAATGCCGTTTTAAAATGTTTAGATGGGCCTGCTAAGACTGTCAACCCGGGGGTTAATCCTCCATCTAATCTGCCCGAGAGGGCAACATTGACCATCGGCACTGGAGTCTGAATCATATCTTTGTCACCAAAGAATTTAGATTTATTCAGTATCTCCGATTGCTTGATGGTCGTATTCTTTCTTAATTTATCAAGTAAAGACATTTTGAATCCTTAAAGTATAACATTCCATGGTTTTCTAGTTTCTACATGGCAAATTTTGCCGTCATAGACTAATCTTTCTGTGTTTCTAATATAATGGTGTAAATAAAATTCTACCCCTTCAGTTGGGATAGTTTCAATCAAACATCTTATAGATGATTCCATTACATGAACTTGTTTAGCATTTTGAATTATCATTCCTAAATCTAAAATTTCCTCACTAGGATCATTATAAATGATCTTGGTCGATCCTGTCAATTCAAGTAATTTATTGTTATCAAAACTAAATCCTCTATTCGGATCATCTTGTACAAAAACATATTCTTCATGATTCGGATTTAATTTATCAAATACTCTAGATTCTTCTTGAATATTTCTATCATAGTATGTACTAATAAAACGATGTTTCCAATCTACACCTAAAAAATCATAGTAGTTTTTATGACTATATTGATACTTTTGTATAGCTTCAGAATACGAAATTCTATAAACTTCAGTTAATTTAGGCATTATATCGTCAAAGGTTTGTCCTGGTGTACTTTCATGCCCTAGTAAATATAATTTATATGGTTTTATTGTTTGTATTAGTTCTCGTATAGCATGGTATTCTCCACCTGAATAAATTTCTACTACTTGTATTCTCGGATCATCGCTGAACATATTTCTTACTGTAGGGCCATACTGCCTCCATGCACACACATACATACCCTCCAGTTTATGCTCTATGATAAGTCTTCTAATTAACGCATTACATGAAACATGATCTCCTAATCCAAGCATATGGATCATTAATCCTACTGTCAATTCATTCATGCAAACAAATCCTCCAATGTAGCTTTAGGTTTACTATTCCATCCAAGTCCTTGAAGAATAGTATTTAATGGTTCAAGAAACGACTTCTCGAACATAGTATCATAGTCAACGAATTTTGTCAATACAAATTCTTCAGGAATGGCAGAAACAAATGCAATACAATTCTCTCCTATTACATTTGGTTCCTTCAGATATAAAAATTTAATCTTATCACCTTCTCGTATCAATTCATATTTCTTTTCTAATTTAAGTGATTTCAAATAATGGTTATACAATAATGATCCTCTGACATGCATCGGCGTACCTTGCTTATAAATTCTCGCTTTGTCAGTATATTTTTCTACACCATTTACACCTCGAGGAAATGCAATATCCTCAGGTTTCAATTT